AAAAATAGACCCCCCTTGTCAGTTCTCCCTTTTTCATAAAAACTACAACAAAATTCTGTGCAAATTGACAGCTTGACAAACTGTCAAACGTGTGCTATACTATAGATACAAGGTAAGGAAAACAGAATAGGAGGAAATAGTTATGAGAAAAGACTGTCAGGTAGAAATCAATAAAAAGGTTGACGCAATTTGCGAGGAAATTTATAACCTCTATATGCATGAGCGTGCTAGCGAATGGAAACGGTTGCGCACATGCTCTGCATATGTGTGCAAATTAAACCGGTTCTATATCCTCAAAAGTTATAGAACTATTGTAGCTGTCATTGATACAGAGGATGATATTTGCTACGATTTTCTTAGAAAAGTCTACGGCTATACAGCAACATCAGCACAGCATATTTCAAAATTCTGGCACGATTACGGTGCAGGAACATGGGGGTGTGCATATTGTCTCACATGGAGGGAAGCGTAATGGACTATTACGTTGAAATTAAGAAAGTAGGTATCAAAACGTACCCTGCACGTTTAATCAAATGTTAGCACTACTAGCATTAGAGTGAATATTAATAAAGAGAACCATATCAGCGAATGTTATGGACTCTGATCATAACATGTATAGCGTAAATTGTAGATATTCAAGAAAATGTATGGAGCGTGTAGAAGTATATGTTAAAGAGTTATAACCTGCATAGTCGATCAGCGGCACGGGCGGTGCAATTCCGCCCTATGCATTCAAGCGATTAACGCTTGTGAACAATGAAAACAGAATAAAGGAGGAAACTACTATGATTTATGACGAACTTAGTAAATACGTTATAGAAAATGACGCCATTCCAGAGTCCAGAAAGTACGATGTATACTTGAAAATGAAACAAGCATACATCGACAATGCAAAAAGTGACTACAAGTATCTGTGCTATACTATCAATGGTACTTGTGATAGCACTGGTCAGTGTGCAATTACTTGCGAGTATGCAAGAGAGTTACTCAAATACTCAGAAGATATTAATACGTTCATTGAAGTTATATGCGCAGAACATATCACAGAATTGCAGGGCGGCATGATCGTATTATGACTTACATAGCTGTGCTATCGGCATAAACGGGCGGAAAGGAAAAGAATGAAATACAAGATTAAGCTTTACATCGGCGGTCATCTGTCAATGGTTACCTATCGCACGGACACTTTGCAAAACGTATTATCGTGCGCCAGAAAGACAATCACATTATTTTCAGAGTGCGACGAGAGAGTAAAAATTTGCATTCTTGACAATGACGGAAACGGTATTAGGTCATACGTTACCGGAAACAAACCTAAACCAGTATATACGGTTATCGACCATGTAAATAAGGAACGAAAAACCTACTACACCGGAGCATAGTTCTTTAGAAAGGAGAAAAACTTTGAAGATCAAACTTATAAGGCTTTTACAGGTCTTAATAATCGTAGCATTGATTTACGATATTGTCGTATTCAGCTACACAGTAATGATTTTTGGGTAATGTGGCTCGAGTTAGTCTAAACTAACTTCATAACAAAATATTTCAATTAATTGTGAAAATCACTTGACAAAAAACAGTGTTAAGAGGTATAATAAATACAGTAAGAGCGATAGTTCTTACAACACTGTTAGGGCGGTGTGCCAATCCGCCCACCTCTTGAGCGGCAAGCCGACTTAACGCGGTTCATCACCGCGGTCGCTCTTCCAGACGAGTTCTGACGTCTGGTAAAATAATTTCCGAAACAATAAAATACAAGAAAAGGAGGAAAAACGGAAATGAGAGAATCAATGGTAACTCGTACCGTTCTTGGTACGAAAGTAACAGTTCTTGCTATGGATACAGTAACTTGTGAGCCGAGCAATGTAACTTACGAGATCGGAGGTCAGCACACCAACGATGAAAAACTTCTGAAAAAGGTTCGTAAAGAACACGATACAGAGGATTTCAAGGTGGTTAAAATCGTGGCTGTAGAGCCGTTCGAGAAAAGATACGGTATGAAAGAGTCTGACTTTATCGCTCATGCGGAAGAGTTAGAGCCACTTCCGAAACGTAACTAACAGCAGGTTATAAAAAGTAAATTCAACCATACGTGCAAGAAAGCAGAGTCTTTAAACAGGTGACAGGGCTTTCCACACCTGTCACCATAAAAAAGAAGAAAAAGGAGAAAACAAAAATGAAAGTATTAAAAGCAAGCAAAGAACTTACAAAGATTGAGCAGTACATGCTTACGGTCGACAAAGGTGCAGAATCAATGAAAGATGTTCCGGACGGAACATCGATTCCCGTATCAGTTTGGTGCTCCTACGAGGACGAAAAAGAAGATGGCACACTCGCCGAGATTACGGCAATCATGGATACCAGCGGAAAGGTATATGCATTCCAGTCGGCAACATTTCGTAAATCACTGGAACGGATCCATGATGTGTTTGGCGGTGAAGAGTATGCAATCATTAAAGGGTCTGGCAAGACGAAAGCAGGACGGGACTTCATCGACTGCCGCTTAGACTATAACAGTGTACAGCACTAAGTACAAAAAACAAGAAAGGGAGGTTTGATACCTCCTTTTCTTGTATCAATAGTAAAGAGAGGTAAAAACAGTGGCAAAGAAAACAAAAAAGGGACAAACAGCAAAACAGCAAGCTATTAACAAGGCATACGCAAAAGAGCGAAATCGTGTTAAGTCATTCGTTAGAAGAGCGGAAAAGCGTGGATATAGCTTTCCAGAATCTATTGTTCCATCTATTCCGAAGCGTAAAACCGAAGCCAGTATTCGAAAGTTGAAAAAACTCACGAAAGAGGTAATGTATTCAAAAGCTTCTTATGGTGGCGAAGCTACATTTGGTGAAATCGTTTCTGGTAAAGAGGGTTTAAAACTTGAGCGTCAGTTAAGAGCAAAGAGATCAGCTGAAACAAGAAAAGAAAAGAAAGAAGCAGAACAGCGGTTCTGGACTAGCACAGACGGAACTAAAACACCTGTAACAGACGAGCCAGTGCTGGCTTATGCAGAAGCTTTCAACGATTTAGTTGACAAGTTAAAAGAAATAATTTCTACCATGGATGTATATTATTACACTTCTGTTACAGGTAAAAGAGTACGAAGAAGTCCGAATGTAGCTGAAACAGCTAACAGGGCTCTGAATGAAATTTTAGCGACGTTAGATGAAGTTGTGGCAGATATAGGGTATGGGATAATAAAAACGTTGCCGAAAGAACTACAGCAATCTTTTAACGTTACAGAAGTTGGAAAGAACAAAGTCGGTCAAGAGTTGTCAAAACAATGGGATGATATTCAGAAATGGCTAGGCGTCATTCACTACGATTCCGACGCTAATTTAGTGTGGGCATCCGCTCAGCATATAATTGCTCTTTTAAGTAATATTTCCGGTTTTACATTGTCTGAATCTGCTATGCGTTCTTTCGAAGATTTAGACGATATGATGGACAGTGACTATTAACTTTGAGAAAACGTAAATATCGCTACTTTGTAGGAGATTTTGAAACGACCGTATACGCTGGTCAAACTGATACCGAAGTGTGGGCGGCGGCTACAGTAGAGTTAAACACAGAGACAGTCACCGTGTCGCATAGCATCGGAGATTGTCTTAAACATCTTGCATCCTACAAGTGTAACATAATCTGCTATTTTCATAACTTAAAATTTGATGGTTCTTTCTGGATAGATTACTTAATCAAACAAGGTTATCAACAAGCTTTCATCGTCAATCCGTCAGAACAGTACAGCGTAAGTTGGTTAAAAGAGAAAGATATGAACTTTCGATCTTTCAAGTATTCTATCAGTGACAAAGGTCAGTGGTATTCAATCACCATACGATTGGGCAATGGAAAGTTCATTGAGTTACGTGACTCACTAAAGCTGTTACCATTTTCTGTCAAGACAATAGGTGAATCGTTTAAGTTAAAGCACCGTAAGCTTGAAATGGAATACAAAGGGTTGCGATATGCTGGTTGTGAAATCACAGCGGAAGAGATCGAGTATATTAAGAACGACGTTCTTGTCATAAAAGAAGCAATCGAGTTCATGTTCGCAGAGGGACATAACAAGCTTACGATCGGCTCGTGTTGCATGGAAGAATATAAAAACATATTTGAGCATGAAACGGTATATGAGTGGGAACAGATGTTTCCAAACCTCTACGAATTCAAGATCGACAAGAGTATATATGGCGTTTCTAATGCTGGCGAGTATGTTAAAAAGTCATACAAAGGCGGCTGGTGTTATGCTGTAAAAGGCAAGACGGGTATTCCGTATGGTAATGGCGTAACTGCTGATGTAAATTCATTGTACCCGTCCATGATGCACTCTGAGTCTGGTAACTATTACCCTGTAGGACTACCTGTATTCTTTCAAAACAGCATTCCAGACAATGTGCATGAAAAGTATTTCTTCGTTCGTATTCGAACACGTTTCTATCTCAAGAAAGATAAGTTACCTTTCATCCAGATCAAAGGTTCATCTCTGTACAGGGGAACAGAAGCACTGGAAACCTCAGATGTATACCTCAATGGTCAATACCATAGATACATCTATGATGGTAACATGAAGAAAGTTCCAACAACTGTAGAGTTGACCTTAACAATGACAGATTACAATCTTTTCTTAGAACACTATGACGTCGAGGATTTTCAAATATTAGACGGTTGTTATTTTGAGAAAAAGATCGGTTTGTTTGACGGCTATATTGACAAGTACAAGGAGATTAAAATGAACAGTAAGGGAGCAAGGCGTCAGTTAGCAAAGCTTTTCTTGAACAATCTGTACGGTAAGTTCGCAAGTAGCACGGACAGTTCATTCAAAGTAGCATATCTGAAAGATGACAACTCAATAGGATTTCGTAGCGTAGAAGCGAATGACAAACAACCCGGCTACATACCGATCGGTTCTGCAATCACAAGTTATGCACGTAACTTTACGATCAGAGCTGCACAAGCGAACTATCATGGTGTAGGCAAGGCAGGTTTTATCTATGCCGATACAGATAGCATTCATTGCAATTTGAAACCAGAAGAAGTACAGGGAATTAAAGTACACAACACAGCATTTTGTTGCTGGAAACTGGAAAGTAAATGGGATAGTGCTATTTTCACACGGCAGAAAACATACATTGAACACGTAGTCGAAGAAGATCTTGAGTTGAAAGACAACGAATGGGTTGGTGAGAAAGTTGAACCTTATTATAATGTAAAATGTGCTGGCATGCCTAGCAAGTGTAAAGACCTGTTCATCAGAAGTATGGAAGATAAGCAAGGAAAACCAGATGACTGGAAAGAGGAAGAGAAAGATTTCTTATTCGATGAAACTAACAAGCCTATTCACAGAGACTTAACTGATTTTACTTATGGATTGACTGTTCCGGGAAAGCTGATGCCAAAGCGTATTCCCGGCGGCGTGTTGCTCTGTGAAACAACCTATAAAATGAGGTGAGAAAAAATGAAATTTAGTGAATTTTTGAAAAATTTAAAGGCAATCTTGTATCTGTAAGAGATTACAGAATGAGTTATTGTCGCTATCAGTGGCAAAGAGAGGAAATTTACAGAAATATTGAATGTGATGGAGGTACAAAGTGATGACTTTAGAAGAACTTAGATTATATATCTCACCTACTATGTACTGCATGGTGATTGATGTATCAGACTACGAGAATGGAAAAGAAATATTCAAAGGACGTTGCGAAAAAATGATACGTTACCGTGACGAACTGAAACCAGAAAAATATTTAATCTGGAGCGTGACGGTAGACAAATTAAGAGGGTGGCTTGTCATCCGCGTATACAAGAAAGGTCTGTTCAAGAGTAATTAAAAAAGAAGCAGGGGACTTACGAGGTAAGTTATCCCTGCTTCTTACATATATCTTTAACCAATGAACGCATCACGCCTGCTCGCCTAGCAGTAAATAAGTAAGGCGGTATATTTTCAACCGGGCACCCCTACCTATCATGATATGAAACAATGGTAGATACCATAATTATCTGTACGATAATGCCGCCAGCGTTGCTTCTTTGCATTCCAGATTCTTGAACCGGAACGCACCCTTGCTGAACAGAAAACGCATATTCATGATGAACATATCGTGTCTCTGTAACATCAAGTAGTTGATCTGATGATCGTCGGTTGTAACTGTGATCTTGTATGGATAAGTTAAGTCAGGCTTGTCATCGACATACACCACACCTTTTTCTACGTATTCCTTAACGCCATACTCTTTACCCATATACCGAAGTGTGCAAACATACTTACATTTTCCTTGCATGGTTTCAACAAAAGAGTAATTGTCATTCAGATATACAGCTTCGGTAGAATACTTCATGTAATCATCATCAGCAAAAGCTTTAGCAAAACCAGATTGCTTCATTGCTTTCGCCGCACTGTCAACATAACCTTGTTCCAATACCCATCCAGTTCCGCGTAGGAATTTAGTATTAGACTGTAATCTACTTCCGATTTTCATAGCACTGTAGTATGGATTTAATAGAGTTACGGGATTTGACATCATGTATACAGGAACATAACGAGTCTGTTTTCCCTGTCCACGAGCAATAGAAGTGTGAATGCTCTGGAACTTTTTTACTTCTTTATCACAATAATGGTTTGTCTCCGACTGAAACTCATCGAATAAAATGCGGTCAACGTCAGAAAATAAATGCGAATATCTTTTAAGCTGATCGGCACTATTTAATGTAATAGCGTATCCACAGGAACGGTCATTCAGATATAACTCATGAAATATTCCGTGAGCAAGTCTCTTACTTGTCATTTCCATAGTAGGAAAGAACAGAGTTTTCAAGTCTTTAAAGAATTTGTCAGACACGTTGTCCAGTTCGTAGTTATACCGATAGAGTAGTGCGAACTTTTCATTGAAGTTTATAAAACGTCGAACAGAATATCGTCCAAAATAAGTAGTCTTACCGCCTGTTCGGTTTGTTGTGACCATATAAATCTCCGGTCGTTGTCCGTCAAGGTCTTTGAGCGAAAGAAGCTTCGTTCCGTCGTAATACTTTGGCATTCAAACATTCTTCCTTTCCAATTATTTGAATCATGAATTTTTTGATTCTAAAAATATTATAACATAAAAGCTTGACAAAATCAAGCCTAAGTGTTATGATGAAATTACGAAAGAGAGGTGAAGAAAATGGACGTAACAACCATCACACAGCTTATCGGGACGCTCGGTTTTCCAATCGTGTGTTGTGCGGCTCTTTTCTGGTATATGATTAAAGAAAAAGATGCTCACAAAGCAGAGATGGAAGAACTTCGTAAAAGCGTCGAAGCAAATACGCAGGCAATTAATAACCTATGTGCACATTTAGGAGGCATAAACAATGCCAATGATTGAAACAGCAGTATCCTGGGCGGAACACATTGCCGCCGATAATAGCCATGGCTATTCACAAGTAAACAGAAACGACCCGGACTATGACTGTAGTTCATTTGTTGGAACAGCGTTAAGCAAGGCAGGCTTTGCCGTCAGTAAATACAGTACAACGCGCAACTTAGAATCACAGCTTATCAAGTGCGGGTTTAAAAAGTGCAACGCTCCATGGAAACGTGGAGACATTCATCTTGCCGCTGGTCATCACGTTACGATGTCAACTGACGCTTCGAATATTGTTCACGCCAGCCAGTCGGAGAACGGTGGAATTGATGGACAGACAGGTGATCAGACCGGAAGAGAAATATGCGTTCGATCTTATTACTGTCTTCCGTACAGTAATCTTGTTCACTATCGTTACAAAGGAAATGATGAACCTCAGACGATTGCACCACAGGCAATCAAACCAGAATCAGCACGTAGTTTTAACCGGAAGATTGCCGGAGCGTATCACACCAATGATCGTTATAATTTGCGTGTTGGTGCTGGCATGAACAAACGTGTTATTTTAACATTACCAACGGGTACAGGTGTTAGAAACTATGGATATTACACTGGTGAATGGTATCTTGTTAAAGCAGTCGTAGACGGTTGCACGTATACAGGATATGTCGCTAAAGAGGGATTAACTCGTGGCTAACATCAACACATCATGGTCTTGGGCAGTTGCTACCTGTAACCGATCAAACGTCGGTTATTCACAGACTTACCGGGAACAGCAAACAGTAAATGGAATCACCTACTATGACTGTTCCTCGTTTGTCTGGTACGCGCTTTTAGCTGGTGCTTTCCCCGTCATTGAGACTTACGGTTCCCAACACCCGTTCACTACTTCCGATATGATTTCCGTTCTGCTATCAATGGGATTTACAGAAGTTCCCGTTTCGAATGTATGGAAACCGGGTGATATTCTCTGGCGCTCTGGTCATTCCGAGATGGTATATCAAGGACGAAGAACTATGGGTGCGCACACAGATGATGCGCCACTCGAACAGCAAGTTAGTATCAACACCTCGGAATCATCACCGAGCAACTGGTCGCGTTGCTTTCGGTATGGGTCTGGTGGTTCCGGCGTTGGTGCATCTGCTTATGTTGCCGCGGCAATCTGCGGTAACTGGATGCAGGAAAGCACACTGAACCCCGGACAGTGGGAACTAGGATATAAGCAGGGTTTTGGATTAGGACAATGGACAGACAACTCCGAGACGAACAGACGCACACAGTTGCTTAACTGGTTACAGGAAAATGGATACGCTTCAAACGACGGAAACGGTCAGCTTGCGTATTTCATCCACGAAAATATCTGGTATCAGTCCGGTGTTGCCGCAAACTTCGACAACCTATCGGAATTCTTGTCAAGCACCCGTACCGATCTTTCCATGTTGACCGAAGCGTTCATGCGTGGGTGGGAGGGTATCAGCGATTCCTCCCTTTCCTATCGTATTTCATGCGCAAACACTTATCTTGAGTATTTTAACACCCACGCTTCGGATAAACCAGGTGCATGGTACAACGAAGAATCCTACGACAACCCTAGTTCCACACTTCTTTCTTTCGGAAGTGAAGCCAATTTAAACAACGCTTTGTTGATTTTCCTTTTCTTGTCTGGCGGTGACGTTCCACCGTTGCCGCCGATAAAAAAGAAAAAGAAGTTGCCTGTTTGGATGATGTGCAGATATTTCATTTAAGGAGAACAATTATGGCAGTAAGAACAACACAGGAAATTATTGACGCACTGAAAGAATCGTTCGGTGAGTCACCAGACGATACACAGTTGGCTATGCTGGAAGATGTTTCCGATACGTTTACCGATCTGAATGAAAAGTCTGGTGAGGATTGGAAAACAAAGTATGAGGAAAACGATAAGGCGTGGCGAAAACGTTACACTGACCGCTTTAGCGGTAAGGCTGACCCGGAACAAGATTCATCCGGTGACGATCCAGAGCCGAAACCATTAACATATGAAAGTCTTTTTAAGACAGAATAGGAGGATTTAGAAATGCCTAGAAGAATTGCAAAATCAACATTACAGGCATCAACGCTTGACATCATGAATGCTATTCGTCAGAATGCACCCTATGATTATCAGCAGTCTGTACCAGTTGTCGCAAAAGCAAGCGACATCCCAAAAGCAGGAGAAGTAATTTGTGGAACACCAGCTTTCTCCAATCAGTTCATTAACTCCATCGTAAACCGTATTGCACTTGTTATGACAAAAAGTGCTACATTCAACAACCCGTATGCCTCACTAAAAAAAGGATATCTTGAATTCGGCGAAACCGTCGAAGAAATCTTTGTGCAGATTGCAAAGGTTGTTGATTACACACCGGAAAAGGGTGCGGCTCGTGAATTTAAGCGTACACTTCCGGATGTAAAATCGGCATTCCATGCAATGAACTGGCGTGTTATGTATCCGGTAACAATACAGGACGAGGATTTACGTCTTGCTTTCTTAGCAGAATCTGGCGTACAGGATTTAGTTGCTAAAATTGTGGAATCTGTTTACAAGGCGGCTGAGTATGACGAGTTTCTTCTTTTCAAATATCTGCTCATTAAGGCTGTATCTCATGGCAAGATGTATCCAATGTCTATCGGTGCTGGAACTGATCTGAAAGAAGCTGGTGAAATGTTCCGTGGTGCTTCGAATGATCTTACATTCATGAAAACAAAGTACAATGCATCTGGTGTGCGTACAACTACGCCGCGTGAAAATCAGGCTATCTTTATGGACAGTTGGTTTAATGCGAAGTACGACGTTAACGTACTTGCCGCCGCATTCAACATGGACAAAGCAACGTTCACGTCAGCAGTACATCTGATCGACGATTGGACATCATTTGACAATGAACGGTTCGATGTTATTCGTGATAACTCTGACGGTCTGGAAGAAGTAACAGCAGATGAACTGGCTCTCATGAAAAATGTAAAGGCTGTTCTGCTTGATGTAGACTGGTTCCAGGTTTACGATAACAATGCAAAATTCACCGAGCAGTATTCTGCCGCAGGGTTGTACTGGAATTATTTCTATCACGTTTGGAAAACAATTTCCAGTTCACCGTTCTCCAATGCGATTGTATTTGTTACCGACGCGGCTGCCATTGAAACGAAAGATTCTTACACCGTGGAACTTACTGGAAAAGATACCAGCGACGTTGCAACGGTATTTACACTCGGTGTAAATGGTGATACAGCTACTCTCGTACCGGGTACTTATCAGTTTAAGCAGACCAAACAGGCTACAACAGATGGCATCGCCATTCTTCCGTATGGTGCAATCATGATTCCAGCATCATCGGCATCTAAGGAAGTTACGCTGACGATGACTATTAATGGTGTAGAATATAAAGCGGCATCGACAGTTAATTCTGATTCAGTGGTTGGTTCAGAGGTTGTACTGAAGAAGAATGAATAATTTTAATTATACGCTACCCATCTGTAATAGGTGGGTAACGTCTTGAAAAAGGAATAGTTTATGTATATTTCTCCGAATACAACTATACGTTTATTACACAACGTTCCGCTTGAGCAGTCCTACAATCACACGATCTACTTTGACTCCGAAGCAAAGCAGTCCAACTACTTTATCAGTAAACAGAAACGTGCTTTCACAAAGAACACCTATCAGCGTCACACACGTAATACCATGAAAGTAGGTGTGTTGGCTGATGAAATCTACGATTGTAACTACATGATGTTCCAAAACACAGCTTATGGAAACAAATGGTTCTATGCATTTATTACTTCCATCGAGTATGTGAACAATATTACATCTATTGTAACATATCAGATTGATGTATTGCAGACGTGGCTGTTTGACTTTACACTCGGACAGTGCTTTGTTGAGAGACAGCATAGTGAGAGTGATGGATATTTTGAAAATCTCGTTCCAGAAAATCTCGATTTAGGTGATTACACAGTAGAGAAAAAGACTGTGGTTGACTTAAACACAATGTCAATCGGTCTTTATTATACACAGAGACCTGATGGAACTGTGGCAGACCCGAAAACACGTGGCAAAATCTTTTGCGGACTCGGTCTTGAGTCTGGCATTCGTGCTTTAGATTCTGCATCAATAACAACGGAAATTAAGAATTGGATTGACAATGGAAAAGAAGATGCTCTCATATCAGCGTTTCAATATCCATCGTTTCTTGACGAAAATGGTTCTTCTCAAAGCTCAGCAGGTGGGTTGCACGAAAAAATCGTTCCTGTTTACAACAATATAACTCAAATAGATGGATATGACGTAAAGAATCGCAAACTCTTTTCTTATCCATTCTGCAAACTTGTACTATCAAACAATGCAGGCAGTCGTGCCGAGTACAGATGGGAGCAGTTCAAATACTCTGAGGAATCTCACTCGCTTGTAAATTTTAAACTGGCTGGCGCAATCGTGACAACTCCAACTGTCACACTATATCCAATGAATTATATGGGTATGGATAAAAACTATGACCGTGGACTTGTACTCTCAAACTTTCCAACCATTGCGTGGTCTGGTGATGCATGGAAAGCGTGGTGGGCGCAGAACAAAGGAAGTGTTACCTCTGCCATGATTGCAAGTGCAATGACAAACGTTACTTCTGTAGGAACATCTGCTATGAATGGAAATTCAAACAGTGCCGCAACAACTGCAATTATGGGTGAGCAAAATCTGTTCAATCAAGCTTATGCTATTATGGGCAAGAAACAGGATTTAGAAAATACGCCACCTCAGACGCATGGACAGATCGAATGTGATTCTCTTAACGCTCAGATGGGTAAAGTTCAATTTACTTTTGAACACCAGACAATTCGCGCACCGTTTGCTAAACTGATTGATGACTTCTTTACCATGTTTGGATATGCGCAGAATGCTCTGATGACACCTAACTTACACGCTAGAACTCATTGGACTTTCATCAAAACAGTTTCTTGTGTTCTCACTGGTTCATTGCCATCCGATGATGCAAGAGAGATTGTAAGCATCTTCAATAATGGTATTACATGGTGGATGAACGGTGACGAGATCGGTGACTATTCACTTGATAACAGACCAACAAACTAGGAGGGCTGACAATGGGAAAAAGAAAAACAAATTATGATGAGTCACTCTTAGGTAATACAGCTACATATGGACAGTACCTACGTGTACTGTCTGAACTAGCTGTTTCCATGTTTGAGTGGCGAAACGTACCAGACAGTATAGATGTACGTTATCTTGAAATGCAGTTGTTTTTAACCGGGGTGGCTGTTTGGTTCAAAGATGAAGAACTGGAAAATCAACCACAGTTATGTTTATCTTGTCTGCCGGCAGGTAACTTTGATGTGTATGGATACCCGACTAGAAGAACAGCTTACTCACGTTACAATGGCTATAACAAAACTTTATCAGAATCTGACAGCGTTATTATCTACAATAACTTTTTACGTACACCATCTGTAGTCGACTCCATGATTTATGCCAAACGACTGTACAATCTTGATCGAATCATTGACGTAAATGCAAACGCACAGAAAACACCAATTCTGGTGCGCGCTACAGAAAAACAGCGTCTTTCTTTGCTTAACGTGTACAAAGAGTATGACGGTAATTCACCTGTAATTTTTGGAGACAATGATCTTGACCCAACTGCGCTTAGAGCAGTTACTACCAATGCGCCATTCGTTGCTGATAAAATCTATGAACTGAAAACACAGTATTGGAACGAAGCGTTGACAAGACTAGGTATCAGCAATATCAACACGCAGAAAAAAGAACGTATGATTACGGATGAAGTAACTCGAAATCAGGGTGGAGTTGTAGCGTCTCGATATTCCAGACTGGAAAGCCGCCGTACTGCCGCAAATAAAATTAATCAGATGTTTGGCACAAACATAACGGTTGAATATCGACAGGACTATCAGATTCCAGAAGTAGAAGTTGTGAATAACTCTGTGAATAACACCGGAGAGGATGGTGAGACTGATGAGTAAATACACCACCGAAGTAAGATTCATCTGCGAAACAGAAGCAGGATATTCAGAGAATCAAGGAGCATCTAACATTAATGCGGTCATTGAAAAAAGCTGGGACAAAATTTTCGGTGATTTTCCTATCTATGATGAAACGTATCGAAAAGTCCTGTGTTGCAAGATTCTGAAACACTTTTACCTCCGTGAGATTGCATCTGAAACGGTTGGTATATGGAAGATGTGGCTAACTGAACGTATGAACATGATTATGCCATACTACAATCAGTTATATAAAAGCGCAACACTTGAGTTCAATCCTCTGTATGATGTTGACTTAAACACTACTCATAATCTGAAAGACGAGGGTAATAACAGTTCAACACTTCATGGCGAAGATAGCAACACGAGAACTGATAACCTTAGTTCTCTAAGAACTGACAATCTGAAACACACAGACGAAAACAATCAGTGGAATAAATTTTCTGATACACCTCAAGGTGCGTTGACTGGTGTTGAAACTGGTGCATATCTAACTGACGCTAGAAATGTAACAGATAAAGGTAGTTCTGCTGATACTGGTACTCAGAAGCTTGATAACACTGGTACACAGGTTAATGCAGGAACGTCTGATTCTGAAAGTACTGGAAATTATAGTTCACTGAAAGAATACTCGGAGCACGTACAGGGTAAGAGAAGCGGAACATCTTATTCTAAAATGCTGATTGAGTATCGAGAAAGTATGCTGAACATTGATCAAATGATTGTGGATGAGCTGAAAGATCTGTTCTTCCTGTTATGGTAAGAAAGGAGTATAATATGAATGCTGATTACACGCCTAATATGGGTGAATACACTGAGTTAAGACCGTTTCGTTACTGGTGCCAGAAAGTACTGCCACTTGTGTATGATGACTCACTGAGTTATATGGAACTTCTTTGCAAGGTAGTTGACTATCTCAATAAAACAATGCATGATGTAGATACGCTACACACAGATGTTGTACAGCTTCATGCGGCTTATATCCAGTTACAACAGTACGTTAATACGTACTTTGAAAATCTGGACGTTCAGTCAGAGATTGACAAGAAACTTGATGAAATGGCTGAGTCAGGTGCTTTGCTTAATATCATCAAGCCGGATGTAATTGACGAGGTGAATAACTGGCTAACAAAACATATCACGAATCCGACTAACCCGGTAATTGATACAAGTTTGAGCATCAAGGGTGCGGCGGCAGATTCTAAAGTGGTTGGTGAAAGACTGTTAAAAGACGGTCTTGCTTATAGTAAGCAGTTTAGTACATCTGTATACTATAAGGGTTCCTCAAGTGGTACTTTAACTGCTGCAAATGGAACTTCATTTATTTCTTTTGATGCCTATAATAAGGGAGAAAGCAGCACAAACAGTAATGTAGTTGGCGTTGCGTCTAGTTTTACTGTTCCAATGGTAAATCCAAAAACTGATACACTAGATGTCTATTATTTGGTTGATGCCAGAGATTCTGGAATTGCTGATAAATACTCTCTTTCGCTCTGGCTATCGAGTAACGCGAGTTGGGTTGATACTAGTGTATGCTACGGCAGTAAGATTGATTTTAAACCTGGCAAAATCTCTTTGAACAAAATGACACTTCCTAAAGGTGGTTCAACTTCTGCCGCTATTAACACAGCTATATTAAGAATTGATAACCTTTCACGGGTGCCAAACACTGTTAATATTAAATTCATGCTATTCACTGATAATACACTGTACGACTTATGGAATACTGCTAATGACTTTAAATATACAACTGACCTTTGCTTTTGGGGAGATAGCTTGACAGCTGGAGCTGGAGGGTCTGGAACAAATTATCCTAGCGTTTGTGCTTCTGAATTAGGAATTACTTCTTTCAAAAATTGTGGTGTTGGCGGAGAAAATGCTAACACAATCGCTTGTAGACAGGGTGGTAATTCACTTATTCTTAAGGCGGGCACAGTAAGTGAATATTCTTTGTCAGAATTAACAGATATTTACGGAACTACGTGCAATCCATTAAGACAAGGGACGGGAAGTAATTCCGTTAATCCGATATACATTAACGGCGTGAAATGTACCTTGTCAATTTCACAAACAAGCGGAAGTGACCCGAATGCTAAGTACACTATTACGGGATATAATGACAAGTTACTTGCAGAAACACCAGTCAAATTCTCCGGATGCGATATTGCGGCTAAAATTACAGTTATTTTTGTTGGACAAAATGGCCCAGATCTAGCCGAGAGGTTAAGTATCATTGACTCAATGATTAGTAAAATTAACGACAAATATATAGTAATGGGTCTTAGTACTGGAAGTGCCTCTAGTATGTCAGACGAAGAATCACAGATGCTTAGCAAATACGGTGTGCATTATTTTAACACAAGAAATATGCTTAGCAAGTACGGTATGGCTATAATGAACCTCACGCCAACAAGCTCAGATGCGAATGAAACGAGAAGAGGTGAAGTGCCTTCATCGTTACGTTCAGATTCAATACATCTTAACGCAAATGGATAC